CCCATATCAACAATGGTAGTAATACCTTCTGCTTCAAGAGTCGGAAAAAATACATCATTATAAAACTTCAGAAAATAATCATGAAATAGTTGAGAATTTTTGCGACACCCAAAGTGTTGATCTGTAATGATCGCAACTTTCATTAATTACGTAACTTAGAATGAACTGCGTCTTTGATTTGATTATACTCTGAGAAATTATTACCGTCAAGAGTATTGCTATCATCAAACACTTCTGAATATCCAGATCTTTCAATAATTTTATTCTTAATTTCTAATTGCCGTTTTTCTCTTTGTATTCTGCGGAGAAACGCATAATGTATAATCTGCGTAAAGTAAGCAAAAGGATTTTTGGATTTCTCAGGATCAAAATTATGTATGTACTGAACGCAATTTTCGATTCCATCAGAGATCATATCCTCCTTAAACATGTAATTAACAAAGTTGGGTTTAAATGATAGATGATTTGCTATCTTCAAAAAACAGTCACCAATATATCGAGGTATAACTGGTTTAGGTAAATCTCTAAGTGCAGCAATTTCTTTATCCTCTCGATACTTAATTAAAGCAGCAAGAAATTCTTTATTATTAACATAATGTTCTGACCTTGCTTTTCTTCTAGCCATACCAGGACCTATTGCCATGAGTCTTTATCACTATTATGTAGATATTATAACACTTCTGCAATTGGTTGACAAGTTTCAAAATACTGTGTACAATTACCTTTGTGGAGGTTCAAAGGAAATTATAGCTTAAATAATTTTTCTAATATTTCTTTAGTATCATTAACATTACCTAGATATCCCATTCTTCTATTAATCTTTGAGTGGTTAGTCATATCCTCACTAGAATCTCTAACAAAATTTTGATGCATCATAATCATTTCTACATCTTGTGATTCGGATAAAGTAAGAACATTATCCATATTAATTATAAACATATCTTCTCTAGTAGTTTTTAACCACGGTTCTACTTTATATCCTAAAAGGCCTTTCTTTCCTTTAATTTCTGAAACAAGAATAGGATGATGAACTAATAACATCGTTCTATTTTCTTCTTCCGAAGCCGCGATCCGTGCGAATATCTCTTCACCGTTTTTAAATTTTAGTGTTGCATAAAAATCGTCTTCCATATTACTTCCTTAATTGTATTGAGATTATCTCATAATTAAAATTCTCTTCGTTGTAGATTTTGATTCTTTCAATGAAATGATTTAATGTGTAGTTTCTTCTAGAGTTTTTAGTGCAATCATCAGCAATATCATATAGTATTGCTTTTACTTTGTTTGCACCTTTTCTGAGGACTCTGCCAATGGATTGGAGGTTTCTAACTCTGGACTTTGAGGGGCTGGCGAAAATAACGTTGTGCAACCGCTTAATATTAATCCCAGTGCTAAAAGTCCCATAGGACGCGATAATAATTGCATTTTCCTCCTGTTCGGTAATTTCCCTCACTTGCTCTCTTTCATGAGCATCAACACCACCGTGAACGAAAAAGACTTTATGTTCAGGTCGCTTATTAGTATTTATTAAATCATAGAGTACTGCTCCATGTGCTTCTACTCTACTATACAATACAAGACTATTACCTTTTAGATCTAATGCGAGATTTTTTATAAAGTTATTTCGTTGTGAATGTGTGATCAAATATTCAATTTCATCATTATAAGTTTCAAATTTTTGTGAAGGATGTTTTAATACAAGACATTGGATATCTAATTGAGAAAGATGCCCTTGTTTCATTAATTCATCAGTTTTAGTTACTTTATATGATGGACCAAATAATCCTTCTAATACCCACTTATGGGTCTGTGTGCCGTCTAAAGTTCCCGTGAATCCATATCTATATTTTGCATGTTCTAATTTTGACATTATAGATATTAAAGACTTACTTTTAAATAAGTGTGCTTCATCACCGATAACTACATCATAATCAACAAAGAACTTGCGATCTAATTTATATACAGATTGCCATGTAGTTATAGTAACAGGAAGTTCATTAGTCTTTTCTTTACCAGCATATATTCGGTGACAATATGACTCAGAATCCCAACCATAATCGAAAAAGTCTTTGTACATCTGCTCTACAAGAGATGTCGTTGGAACAACTAAGAGAATTTTTTGGCCTTTTTCTACATAATACCTTACAAGAGAATAGATCATCAAGGATTTACCTGAGGCAGTGGGTGATATCAACAACTTTCTATTATGTCTTAAAGCATCGTATACTCCCTGAATTTGATATTTACGTGGAGAATGATTGCAAATAGATGCCATATAATCCCTAACACCTTCAAATGAAATATCTTCATTTACTTCAAATGGAGGTCCATAATATTCATTATCAGCAAACTTATAAGTATATCCGTGATTCTCACAAAACTGTACTATCTTATCTAACAAACCAACATAAATTCTCTTCGATCTTAAATCGAATAAATGTATTTCCCCATTCCAATTCCTACCACGATATTGTGGCATAAATTTAGCATTCGGTACTTCAAAAGTAAAATGATCTCTCAACTCATACTCAATATGAGGCTCTGCATTAATTTTTAAAAATACTTCGTTTGCTTTGGATATAACAAGATTGACTGACGTATCAATCACACAGATCCATGCATCTGTTAATATTTATTAACCCCTGTCAACCATCAAAATAAATCTTTTTAAAATCCGCAGACAAAGTATATCTTTTCAAACGCAAAGGATTATATCTTGGTAAGGATGGTGCAGTATGTTTTAGATGTGCTGGAAATATTAATAAACTATTTTGGGGTGCTTTAACAAATTTATCTTCAAATAAAGTACCATCATAGAATGGTATAGATTTTAAATAACAAACTGATCCATACTGGGTACCCATATTATCAATATGATTATGCCATGATAGATCCTTTTTATTACCATTCGTTTCATTTACCCAAAATCTATTTACTTTAACTCTACCAATACGTTTCTTCGCTGCATCTTTCAGACGCTCCTCTACCCATTGAAATTCTGGATGTCTTAATTGTAAATTTTTTGTTTGTTTTCCTGGATAGAATTGATCTGGATAATCATTAATGGTTAGAAGATATTTTTGAGAATCTGTTATTATTTTTTTTCGCTCTTCTTCTGTAAATACGTTCAAAACGTGATGTATAATTGTCATCCTAACCCCGATTGAAATCTCATATACTCAATAGCATTCTTAATCTGATAAGTTCTATTCTGCACCACCTTTAAAATACTTTCAAGATATACTAACATTGTATCATAATAATCTATCTTTAGGGAAGTATTAGATAACTTTTCATCTGCATCAAGATACTTTTGCATTGTATCCTTATCTCTTATCTTCTTTGGAAATGGATCCTTTACATATACATCAGGATCTGCCTTTCCACTAAAATACTCATACCGTTCATGACGGATATTTTTCCTCTGCTGTTCTGCTTTCTTTCTCAGGAGGAATACTGTATTATATAATTCAAAATATTTTGCATGAAGAGTTGGAATATTCAAGGACTCAGTATGTAGATTATCCGGATCTATTTTTGAATCTTTTTCCCACATCTCTTGAAGCGTTTCAAGATCAACGGCCATTAGTCACATTTTAAAGGATTATTCTCCAAATCGGTGAGGTTGTATATACTATACTTGAAACTTACGTCTGCTGTAAAGTATTCTATATCTGTATCTGTAGCATCAAAACTTAAAGTTGTCAAGGAGTATGGGAACATATCCTTAAACGTTACTTGGAAATTTGGTACAAGATTACTATTTAAAATTTGTAGTGTTCCATCAGAATATATGTTATCTCCATCTTGTCCAAAGTTTGCTGGCATTGTTGCTTCTGATTCTAAATCACGAAACTCTTTCATACTTTCTGGATAACCTAATCCACGCATCCAATGCTGTATTGAAATATAATTTTTAAGATCTTCATCAACTAAAAATCTTAAATTAAAATCACCAAACTCCATCTTATCACCAGGAACTGGAATATCCTTTAACCATGTAGGTTGCTCTGCAACTCCCAATGATATCTCAGGTATATTTGCTTGGTTGGAAAAAAACGAAACACTCTTTGCTCTTTCTAGGGTAAATTTAAACCCAACAGGTGAAAGAAAGTTTCTATTCTTTATCGGTGTGGCTCTTCCAGTTGTATAATCAGGCATTATTCAGTTACTACAGTTGCATTCTTAAACCATGCTGGTTGATAAGTTACTCCATTGATGGTAACAGTAGTTGCTTTAATAGCATCAGCATCTGCTTTATTAGCAAATTGCTCTCTGTCTGCATACGTTTCTGTCCAGTGATTGCCACCCTTCCAGTATACATCACCTGTAACTAACTTACCAGGGGTTTTAACGTGATAAGGCATTTTACTATTATAAGTTTTAATTATTTAGTCTTCTTTCTGCATCTGTTCTTCTAACTTTGCCTTAGCAGCCTTTATTCCTGCAAGTCTTTCTTCAAGAGATTCTTCAAAAAAATTATACATCTTTAATTTTTTCTCACGACGTTCCTCTAGGGTCATTTTAGAAAATCTACAGAACATGGGTCGTCATATAACTTTACATAATTATTTAGCTCCT